ATCCGGTGCGCGACGCTGCGGCCCCCGGCGCCATCGCGCCCGACAGTGCCGCTGAGGCTGTCGCGCAAGCAGCGCAGCGCGCGGCTGACATCACCGACTTGTGCACCCGTCATGGCCTGCCGCAGCTCGCCGCCGGCCTCATTCGCACCGGCGGCACACTCGACCAGGCCCGCGCCGCTGTCCTCGATGAGCTGGCGCGCCGCGACGCAGCCCAGGGCGGCCACCGCAACGTCGGCAGTGTGCAGACCGTGGTCGACGCGCAAGACGTGCAGCTGCGCGGCATCGAGGAGGCCATCAATCATCGGCTCGACGCTCGCGTCAAGCTCGGCGACAACGGCCGCCAGTATCGCGGCTACTCGCTGCTCGAGATCGGCCGCGAGTACCTGACCGCCCGTGGTGTCGAGACGCGCGGCATGGATCGCATGCGCCTGGCCACCGAACTGCTGACCTTCCGGTCTCCCGGCCTGCATGGCACCAGCGACTTCGCTTCGCTCATGGCCAACGTCGCAAACAAGCGCCTGCGCACCGCTTACGACGAAAACGCCGGCACCTACGGCATCTGGGCTCGTCGCGCGCCGAACGCGCCCGACTTCAAGTCCATCAACGTCACCGCCCTGAGCGGTGCCCCGGATCTGCTGCAGACCAACGAGGCCGGCGAGTTCCGCTACGGCACGATGCGCGACGGTGCCACGACCTACAGCGTCGTGACCTATGGCCGCATCGTGGCGCTGAGCCGTCAAGCCATCGTCAACGATGACCTGCGCGGCTTCGACCGCCTCGTCGCGGCCTTCGGCAACGCCTCGCGTCGCCTGGAGAACCGGACGGTCTACAGCATCCTCACGACAAACGCCGCAATCAGCCTCGATGGCGTCGCACTGTTCAGCGGCGTCTCCGGCAATCGCACGCAGAGCAACGTGCAGACGGGCGCAGGCTCGGCGCTGCAGCTGTCCTCGCTCAACACGGGGCGCGCGGCGATGCGTGTCATGCGCGGTCTGAACGGCGAGGAGCTCAACGTCGTGCCGGCTTATCTGATCGTGCCGGCGGCGCTTGAGCACACCGCCTACCAGTTCACCAGCTCGTCGTTCGTGCCAGCGCTTCCGGGTTCGATCAACGAATACCGCGAAGGTGGGCGCACCGCGCTTACCCCCGTGGTCGAGCCGCTGCTCGACGCCAACAGCACCACGCAGTGGTACCTGGCCGCCAACAGCTCGCAGATTGACACCGTGGAGTATTGCTACCTCGACGGCGCCGAAGGCCCGGTCATTGAAAGCGACGTGGGCTTTGAAGTCGATGGTGTTTCCTACAAGTGCCGCCTTGACTTCGGCGCCGCTGCAATCGATTTCCGCGGTCTGCACCGCGCAACTGGCGCCTGATGCGCTGATGCACCACTGACAGAGGAAACCACCATGCGCAACTACGTCCAAGAGGGCGCGACGGTCACCGCCGCGGCCCCATACGCCCTCACCGCCGGCCAAGCTGCCCTGGTGGGCGCCGCCCTGTTCGGCGTCGCATCCAACGACGCTGGCAACGGCGCCACTGTCGAGCTGCTCACTGAGGGCGTGTTCGACATCACGGCCCTAACCACGGACACCTGCTCCGTCGGTGCGGTGCTCTACTGGGACAACAGCAATCGCCGGCTAACGACCACAGCGACCGGCAACCTGTATGTCGGCGTGGCGCTGGCGGCCAAGGGCAACGGCGACACGACGGCTCGGATCCGCCTGAACGGCAAGGTTCCGGCCGCCACCGGCGCGACCTGATCTTCGAGGCGCTCGTGGCCTTCGACACGCTCGCGCGCCGTGTGGATGCTTCATGCATCCGCGCCTTCCGCACGGCGTCGGCGACGCTCAGCGGTGTGCCGGTCGATGGCGTCTTTGACCAGTCGAGCGAAGTGGTGGCCGATGATGGTGTCATCACACAGGCGCCGACGTTTGTCGTCCCGGCGTCCGTCGCTGGTGCCGTGGCGCCAGGTGCGACGATGGCGATCGGCACGGTGCCGGTGTCATACGTCGTGCGCCGCGTCATCCAACGGCCTCCCGACGGTGCGCTGCTGCAGCTTGTGCTCACGAGGGCCTGATCCATGGCCCTCGCCGCCGCTCAGGTCGTTGACGCCCTGGCCGCCAGGCTGATGGGCCTACCGCTCACTGGCACTCGGGTCTACACCTCGCGGTGGTGGCCATTGAGCGAGTCGGAGATGCCGGCTTGGCAAGTCATCGCCGACGACGAGTCGGTGCAGCCCGCCGAGATCAGCGGCATCAACGAACACAGGCTGATCGTCCAGTGCTCAGGTTACGCGCGCGCCACTACCAACCTCGACGACGCGCTGCACGATTTGGCCGAGCAGGGGCTCGCGGCGGTATGCGCGCTGCCGGCGTTGTACGGCACGCAGCTCGTCGGCATTGAGCGGTCAATTGAGACCGCCGGCGAGGCATCAGTCGGAGTGATCCGCCTGCGCCTTGAAACGACTTTCTTCGCGGCGCAGTCGGCGCCGGGCGTCATCGTCTCCTGAGGAACCATCATGGCCATTACTCTCGCTACCGGCACCGTCTTTGCCATCGCCAGTACCTACGGCACGTCGGTCAACATGACCGCCATCACCAACGCGAACCCTGCGGTTGCCACGCTGGGCGCCGGTCACGGGGTGACGGTCGGCGACTTCATCGAGGTCACCTCGGGATGGGACCTGCTGAGCGGCCGTATCGTGCGCGTCAGCAACGTCGCGACGAACGACGTCACCCTTGAAGGCATCAACACGACGAGCACCACTCTGTACCCATCGGGCTCGGGCACCGGCACGATTCGCCGCATCACGGCATGGACGAATCTTTCGCAGATCACGCAAGGTTTCAGCGTGTCTGGTGGCGAGCAGCAGTTCGCCGACGTGACCACTATCTCCGACCGCATCCAGAAGCAGATCCCGACGCGTCGGGGCGCGGTGAGTGTCACGCTGCCACTGTTCGATGACCCGGCTCTGAGCTGGGTCGCGCCGGTGCGAACGGCCAGCGATACCGCGGTGGCCACGGGCTTCCGCATGATCTTCCCGAACGCCTCGCGCCTGGTGGCCAATGCCTATTGGTCGCTCCGCGAAGTGCCGACCGTCGAGGATTCGACGCTGCGCGGAGAGATCACGCTCAGCTTCGCGGCCCAGCCGGTGCGCTACGCGACCTGACCATGGCGATCGCCCGTGATCAGATCCGTCAGGTCGCCCTTCCTGAGGAGGTGGTCGACGTCCCGGAGATCGGCGGCGAGGTCATTGTGCGCGGCTTCGACATGCCGCGCATGCTGCGCTTTTGGGCCGCCCGCCGGGCGGCCTTCGAGCGCCTGGGCGAGCTGCCGAGCGATCAACAGCAGGAAGTCGCTGCCGGTGAACTCGTGCCGCTGGCGCTGCATCTTGCCGTGCTCGCCGACGACGGGCAGCCGGTCTACACCGAGGCGCAATGGGCCACCTTCGGGGCGCAGCACGCCGACGTGGCGATGGACCTGTTCAGCCGGGTCATGTCGCTTAGCGGCGCCGACCCGGCGGCCGAAAAAAAAACCTGAGATCGCAGCCCGAGCTGCGCACCGTGTACGCGCTGGCCGAGCGTTTGCACCTGCCCGTCTACCGGTTGGTGGCCGAGATGCCGGCACAGGAGTTTGGGCGGTGGCTGGCCTTTTTCGAGTTGCAGCAACAGGACCGCGAGTGCCCGCCCGACAAACGTGCGGAACTCGAGCAGTGGTTCCAGCTGGAGTGACCCATGGCTGAGCGCGCCTCGATCGTCATCGCCGCGACTGATGCCACCGCCGGCGCATTCAGCGCCGTGCAGGGCCGGCTGCAGGCGCTAGGTGCGCAGAGCCAGTCGGTGGTCAGCAAGTTCGCCGGGTTCAGCGCCGCCATCGGCGGTCTGGTGGGCGCGGCCGGCATCGGGGCGCTGTTCCAACAGACCGTGCAGGGGCTTACCGCGCTCAACGACGTGGCCGACGCGACCGGCGCCGCCATCGACAAGCTGGGTGGTCTGGAGAATGTCGCCGTCCGCACTGGCACCAGTTTCGAGACTGTCTCCGGCGCACTGATCAAGCTCAACCAGGGCCTGAACGCCGCCACCAAGGGCAGCGACCTCGAGCGCACGCTCCGCGCTATCGGCCTCAGCGCCGAGCAACTGCGCCAGCAAGACCCGGCCGACGCACTCGTCAGCGTGGCGCAGGCGCTTGGCAAATTTGCCGACGACGGCAACAAGGCGCGAGTGGTGCAGGAACTGTTCGGCCGTTCTGTGAGAGAAGTCGCCCCCCTGCTCAAGAACCTGGCTGAGAACGGCGTGCAGGCGGCCACCGGGCTCAAAGAGCAGGCCGATGCGGCCGAGCAGTTCAGCCGAGCCCTTTTGCAGCTCCGCAAAGACTCCACCGACGCCAGCAGGGACCTGGCCGGCGAAGTGCTGCCCACACTCACTCGGGTGGTGGAAGCGCTGCGGGATAGCGAAGCCCTGCAGGTCTTTGGCAAAGCCATCAGAACGGCGGTGCAGGCAATCGCCGTTCTGGGCGCGAATGTGTCTTTCGTGTTCCAGGGCGTGGGCCGTGAGATCGGCGCCATTGGTGCGCAGATCATCGCACTCGCCAAGCTCGACATCACCGGCTTCCGTGCGATCAGTGAAGCCGTCAGGGAAGATGCCAGGCGCGCCAGAGCAGAGCTTGATGCGTTCGAGCGTCGCGTGCTTGCGGCGAAGCAGACCATCACCATAGTCGGCAGTGACTTTTCCGACCGAAGCCGCAGCCGCACGGGCCCGGCCGGCCTACCATCGCTCAAAGTCCCAGACGCGCCGAAGAAGCCGAGCAGCCGCGAAGCCGTGCGCGTGGCCGAGGATCTGCAGGCCGCCATCCGCGCACTCGATGCCACCAACGTCGCCAAGGTGCAGGACCTGCAGGCCACGCTGCGGCGTTTGCTCACCTTTGACACCAGCAACGCCCGCGTGCAGGCGGCTATCGCTGCGGTGACCCAGGAACTGGAGGAGCTGTCGCCTGCTTTCCAGGCCGCCGTCGAATCCGGCAAGGCGTTCGAGGAACAGCAGAAGCGTTTGGCCGAACTCACAGGCCGCAGCGCGGCGCAGCAGCAGACCGCCGACCTGAAATTGCTGGATGAGGCGTTCTTCTCCGGCCGCATCAGCGCCGACGAGTTTGATGCTGGTTTGTCGCGCGTGTTTCGCGGCCTCGAGCGGCTCGGCGAGGGCGTCAAGCCAGTAGCCGAAAAGCTCAGCGAGTTCGCCATCCAGGCCCAGCGCAACATCCAGGACGCATTGGGCGACACGCTGTTCCAGACGCTCAAGGGCAACTTCGACAGCATCGGCCGCGCCTGGGGTGACCTGATGCTGCGCCTCGCTGCCCAGGCGGCTGCGTCCAGGCTCGGCGAGGCGCTTTTCGGCAATGGCACGGCGGGCTCAACCGGTCTGCTGAGCAACCTTTTCCGCACACTGTTCCCGGCCCGAGCACTTGGCGGCTCAGTCATGGCCGGGCAGCCGTACCTGGTCGGCGAGCGTGGCGCTGAGCTGTTCGTGCCGCGCTCGTCCGGGTTGATCGTGCCCAATCCGTCGATCGGCGGCGTCACCATCAACCAGACCATCAACGTCGCCGCCGGCGCCAGCCGCTCTGAAGTGCTGGCCGCCTCGCAGCAGGCCAAAGCCGCCGCGGTGGCCGAGATTCGAGAACTGATGCGGCGTGGAGGTCTTGCCTGATGGCCACGTATGCGCTTCCCTCAGGCCTACGCCAGCCACGCTCGGCGGTGCTGCGGCAGATCCACAACAACATCACCTTCAGCTCGCCGCTGTCGGGCTACACGCAGACCGGCAGCCTCCCCGGTGCGCGGTGGGGTTGGTCGATCGAGTGGGGCGCCATGTCCGCCGTCGAGCGCGGGGCGGTGGAAGGCATCCTCACACGGCTGAGCGGGCAGGAGCACCGCCTGCAGCTCTGGGACTTCAAGCGCGACCGGCCGCAGGGCACCATCAACCTGAGCGGCGTCACCTGCGGCGCCGCGGCGCAGTTCGCCACGTCGCTAACGCTCAGCAACTGCGGCGCCAGCAAAACGCTGCGGGCCGGTGACTGGCTCTCGGTGGGCACGCAGCTCTTTATGGTAGTGGTCGACGCCACGGCCGACGGCTCTGGCGTCATGACCGTCGAGGTTCGCCACCCCGCCCGCGGGGCGATCAGTGGCGGATCGTCAGTCACGCTCATCCGGCCGACCGCGCTCTACATCCTCGCC